GTCGATGATTGAGCTGTTGGGCAAGCTTGACCAGAAAATGCCGACGCTCACGCAGTAGGCTTGCAAAGCAATACAAAATACAGCATAGTCTGAGTCAGCATGATCGACCTGGGCGCTGTCGCCAAGCAGTTGATTGCCGATGAGGGCTTTCGCGCCGTCGTCTATGACGATGCCACAGGCCATCCGTTGGGCATCCTGCCGTCCGGTGGCCGCGCCACGGTCGGTTACGGTTTCGAGTTGTCTGTCGATGGCTTGACCGTCGCGGAGTCGCTTCTGATCCTCCACAGCCGCATTCAGGCCCGCAGCAAGGAACTCGAGATGCGCTTTCCGTGGTTCAAGGAACTCGACAGCGTGCGGCAGGGCGTGCTGACTCAAATGGCGTTCAATATGGGATTGCCGCGTCTGCTGAAGTTCGTGAAGATGTTCGCCGCGTTGCAGGCTAAAAACTACGAACTCGCGGCGGCGGAAATCTTGGATTCGGATGCCGCACGGCAGTTGCCGTCTCGGTATCTGCGGTTGTCCAACAGCATGAGGATGGGAGCGCACGCATGAAGGCATTCGGCAACATCAATGGCGGCACATGGTCCAAGGTGACAGTGGTCGCCAGTTCGGAACCTGGCAAGTCCCTGCTGCACAATCAGGACGGCACGGTCGTCTCTGTCCAGCCGGATGGATCGGTGCAATCGCGTCCCGGTGGGGCTGATGGCCCGTATGAGCAGTGCGAGGTCGCCGGCCAGATTGCGAAGTTCTGCCCCGACGACATTCACGTCTACCCGTTCGCGCTGGTCTAACCCGTGAGCATCCTGATCGTCATGGGCGGCACGTTCATCATCGGCGTGATTGTCGGCGCGTTCGGCGCGTGGCTGATTGACTATTCCGTGTCGGACGGCTACCTGCGGCACACGTATCTCGATGATGAGAAGGATGAGCTGTGAGCGTCCTATTACTCTCCGGTGAGTCCATCGGCCCGACTGATCCCAACCTGAAGGCGTCCATCTGCATCATTGGGCCGTATCCCTACGGCCCAACGCCAGGTTCCCCACAGAATCCGTTTTTCATGGACGAGTTGGACGTGTGCGATCCATCCGACTGGGACCGCATTCTCAGCGACTACACGGCGCGCGGGTTCAACACGATCGACGTCGGCCCGATTGTGGCGAATGCCTACGACGGCGATTACCCTCCGACGAACTGGCTCAGTAACATCGACGGCTTCGTGGCCTACTTGCGGAAGTGCCGAGAACACGGTCTACGCATCAATCTCGTGCTACTGCCTGACTGTGCGCCTTACTACAACGGTCGAGATGGTTGGAATTGGGACGTGGTTGAGCGTGACCTGACGCCGTTCCTGTCTGATCCGCGCATCGTGGCGCTCGTCGAAGAATGGCAGCTTGAATGGGAGTGCCCCGCGACAAACGCCGAATACTGCACGGCGGCGACGTGGGCGCGGAAGTTCGTGCCGATGAGCCAGAACATCTGGTATCACCCTGATCCGGATCACTCGGCGCCTGGGCTGAGTTCGGAGCCAATCACAGAGCCGCAAATGTGGAAGAACTTCGTCGCGGCCGGCGGTAGTGGAATTGCCGCGCAGTTTGCCTCGCGCCAGATCAGCGATGACGCTGCGGCGTTCGAGTCATTCCGTCGCAACGTCTGGGACATCATCCGGCATTGCAACGGCTACGGCGATTGGCCCGTCATCAAGTGTTGGATCAAGGAATACTACGCCTACTGGCTCTACCATGTTCGCTACGGCTATACCGAAGCAGACGCGGCCAAGTGGGGCTCGGAAGTCGTGGCGCAAGGTTCGATGTATGGTGATGGAGGCCCGCGATGAGACGCCTTGAACCGCTCGTGGCTTATCTCTTCTGGCTCGGCTATTGGGCCGCGCTCTATCTGGTGACACGATGAGCTACAAGCCTGAGTTTCGCTTTAATCGTGAATGGCGCGAACGTAGCATAGTCGTGCCTGTGCCGGTATCTGCCGTGAGTGAGTTCATAATGCGTCACTACCTACGCAAGCGGCCTGCTGTTGTAGTGGCCTGTTTCATGTTGCTCATTGACGGGATCGCTCGTGGATGCGCCGTTTATGCGTTGCCGCCTAAGCAAACCGCCGTGCGCTATAACGGCGTGACGTGGGAATTGGCTCGGCTGTTCATTGACGACGAAGTTCCAGCCAACGCCGAGACGTTTTTGATTGCGTCTACGGTTCGGGCCATCAAACAGAGCCATCCAGAGGTAAAGATGCTCGTGAGCTATGCCGATCCTTCAGTTGGTCATTCTGGCACGATCTATCGGGCGGCAAATTGGACGAGTGACGGTAAAACAGACCAAGAGCGCAAGACGCCGCGATTCGATTACCGAGTCGGCGGCGTGACCTTCTCACGGAAAGCGCATGTGCCGAAAGGCGCGGAAGTAGAGCGAGTGCCAAGAGTGAGCAAACACAGATTCACGATGAGAATGAGCGCGTGATGGGGACGCGGCCAAATGGGGCGCGGAAGTCGTAGCGCAAGGGTCGATGTTTGGCGACGGTGGGCCGTCGCTTTAGCAAAAAGGGAGCACGTCATGCCGTCAAAGAGTCTGTTGCAATCGAAAACATTCTGGTTCAACGTCGCCTCGGGCGCGGTCGCGGTCGCCAGTGGTCAGATGGGCTTCACGGTGCCGCCAAAGGTCGCTGTGCCGGTCCTCGCCATCGGGAACATTCTGCTGCGGCTTCTGAGCAGCCAGCCGGTCACGTTCACCTTCTGATGCCGTGACTAACACCGGCATATCTCTCCCGGCTCAGGACCGCTCAGGCTTGTCGTTCAATAGCGCGGCGAGTCTCAGGCAGGCCATTAGCGCCGCGGTCGCTCAGACGGTCCCTGAAGGCCGCACGGGGGCCGCTGTCGCCGTGGTCGATCTGGACGGCTCGGTCCATTTCGTCGTAGCCTCGAAGATCGGTGAACACTGGACAATCGCCGGCAGTCTCGACAAGGACGCGAAACACGTCAGCGGGTCGGTGAAGATCGCCGGGAGCTGGTGACGCCGAAGCCGTTCATCTTGTGCTACGAGGCCACGGTGCAAAGTCGCCGGGTCTGGGCGGTGCGCGTGGGCCGTAAGTGGCGCACGACGCGGCTGGTGGAAGTGAACGTCCCACTGGTGACCGTGTTTCTCGGCCCGCAAGCCCGTCAGCCCAAAGCCTACCTGCGCGGCGTCGGCGTCGTTCGCGGCAACGTCAACGTCCTGCGTATCGACGCACAGTGAAGCGCGACTATCCCGTGGACGACGGAACTATTCATCCAAAACGATACAACGCTTCAGAGGTGAAGTGATGAGTGATAAGAAGATCCCAATGGTGGACTGTTACCTAGCCGCACTTGATGAAGTCGCGCGGAACCTGATCGAAGCAGAGTTAGGCATGAAAGACGAGCAAGCCTCGGAGCATGATCGGCGCGTGGATACGTATATCTATTTCGCGTGGGAAGGTCGTGCAAGCCAAATCGCTGACCTATATGTGACCGAGGTTATGCGTGAATCTATGGAAGCAGACGCTTCGCCAGTCGTGGCCGCTCCAGCGTTGCGTATCGTCTTTGACAAAGACGCCAAGAAGGACGCTCCGCGTGGTTGACACGGGCCTTGTTATCCCGGTTCGTGGTAGTCTGTTCTGGTCATAGAAAAAGCCCCGCAGGTTGCTTAAGCCTCGGGGCCAGCTAGTAGATTTACCGTGGTCATCCGGCAAACCGTGGCTAGACCTCCATGCTAGCACGGGCAATCCAGATCAACCCACATTAAGCAGCGCGTGACTTTCGGACGGGGAAACGACGTCAGCGAACCGCGTAGTAGTGCCTCGACTGGGGGACTCCACAGAGGCGACCGTTGGTCATGGCGGGGAGGGGCGGGGCGAGTTCCCGTGGACAGTGTGACTCACGATCCCGGCTCCGCGCCGAATGGATCGACCTTGACGAAACGGACGGCTCCGGCTGGCTAAGTTTCGAGAGGTTGAGGGTGCAAAATGCCGTAGGGCTACCCTTAACCTTTCCTCACAGACTCACCCACTAGCTTTTCTAAAAGCCAGAGCAAGAGATTGGAAATTAGGTTCTATGTCGATTTGGGAGAATGCGAATGCGAGAATCAGGCACGATCGCGGAAGCGAATGACCGCTTGCACGTTTATGCCAGACAGCGTAATCAGCAGTTGCGTGAGCGTGAGTTTGCCAAAATGACGAAGGCAAAACAGCGCGCATGGCAGAACGCCGGATGGACGATTGCTGATGGTTGGCGCACGACACTGGCGCGCGAAAGCCTGAAATACATATAGATATTGACATAGTTTTGTATCGCCTGTAATGTCTCTCTGCGGTCGTGGAGGGCCGAGCGAGAATGACCACTTATTCCGAGTTCATCGAAAGCAAAACACAAGCATCCGGGCGCAAGGGGTTTGCGCCGACGTTTGTTCCGGACTGGCTATTCGACTTTCAGAAGCATTTGGTCGAGTGGTCCGTGTGGAAGGGATGCGGGGCCGAGTTTGCCGACTGCGGCATGGGCAAAAGCCCGATGCTATTGACGTGGGCACAGAACATCGTCGAACACACCAACAAGCCAGTGTTGGCGATTGCCCCGCTGGCCGCGTCCGCGCAGTTGGTTCGCGAGGCCCAGAAGTTCAACATCGACGCCGCGCGAAGCATCGACGGCTCACACTCGGGCAACCGGATCATTGTCACCAACTACGAGAAGCTGCATTTGTTCAATCCGAACGATTTCTCCGGCGTCGTGTGCGATGAGTCGAGCATCTTGAAGAACTTCGACGGCGCAACGAAATCCGCTGTCACCGAGTTCATGCGCCGCATGCAGTATCGGCTACTCTGCACCGCGACGGCCGCGCCGAACGACTACATCGAACTCGGCACCAGCTCAGAGGCTCTCGGCGAGTTGGGATACATGGACATGCTGTCGACGTTCTTTAAGAACGACGAAGGCACGATATCGCCTCTGTCCTACGAGACTAAATGGCGTTTCAAGCCTCACTCCGAAAAGCCGTTCTGGCGATGGCTGTGCTCATGGGCGCGCGCCGTCCGCAAGCCTTCAGACCTCGGCTTCGAGGATGGCCGCTTCGTTCTGCCAAAGCTCACTACTAACGTCGAAATCGTCAAGGCGTCACGCCCAAGCAACGGCATGCTCTTTACGATGCCGGCGCGCGACCTAAGAGAACAGCGTGAAGAACGTCGAGCCACGATCACAGAACGCTGCGAAGCTGTGGCTCGCAAAGCCGATCACGATCAGCCGTTTGTCGCGTGGTGCCATCTAAACGACGAAGGCGACTTGCTCGAAAAGCTCATCCCAGGCGCGAAGCAAATCAGCGGCAAGCACTCCGACGAAGAGAAGGAAGAACTCTTTGAAGCATTCCGCACGGGCCAACTCCGCGCACTTGTAACGAAGCCGAAAATCGGCGCGTTCGGACTGAACTGGCAGCACTGCGCGCATATGAGCGTGTTCCCGTCGCACTCCTACGAGCAGTTCTATCAGGGCGTGCGCCGATGCTGGCGGTTCGGGCAGACGCGCGAAGTAGTGGTTGACGTAATTTCGACCGAAGGCGAAGCCGACGTGCTCGGCAACTTACAGCGCAAGTCCGAAGCCGCTGACCGCATGTTTTCCCTGATGGTGCAATACATGAAAGACGAACTCGGCGTGACCCGCTCCACTTACGTTCCGTCCACTCCCACGCTTCCGGCGTGGCTTTCGAGGTAGATCATGGAATCCGTTCTCACTGAGAATTACGCACTCTACAACGGCGACTGCTGCGAGCTGCTTCCGA